GGAACGGTGAAAAGTTTCACATCCTTTGGTGCCTTTATTGATCTGGGAGGATTTGACGGATTATTGCATATAAATGATATGAGTTGGGGGCATGTGACAAAACCCAAAGAACTAATAAAAAAAGAAACTCTTTTAATAGAACAAAATATATCAAATCCTTTATGCATGAACTGGAACGATAAAGGTGTTGGTTGGTCGTCAAGGTTTAATCCATCCAAACTAAATCCAAGTAGATTTGCTGGAGATAAAAATCCAATGAAAAATGAAGAAGTTAGAAATAAAGTAAGTGAGTCTGTAAAAAAAGGATATGCCGAAGGAAGAATTCATCCTCTACTAGGCAAAAAACATACTGAAGAATCTAAAGAAAAAAATAGACAAAAGCATCTTGGCAAAAAACTTTCGCCAGAAACTATTGAAAAAATAAGAAATGCCAATATAGGAAAAGAACAAACAGACTACCAAAAGCAAAAAGCAAGAGAGGCAAATGAAAAAACTTGGAAAATAATCACACCAGAGGGAGAAGAAGTCATTATAACAAATCTACGCCAATATTCCTTAGAAAGAGGTTTAGACCCAGGAAATATGATGCATGTGGCAAGAGGAAGACAAAAGCAACATAGGGGTTATAAAGTATCTAAACTAACTTAATCTACGAATCACTCTAAATACAAATAAAAATGTCTTGCTCCTTTCCCAACCAAATTGATAATAGGAACTTTCTGTCTCCAGTTGGGTTTAAATTTTCATTAGCAAAAGAACCTAAGGTTGCCTTTTTTTGCAATACCGCAAGAATACCAGAAATTACATTATCCCTCAACATACAACCATCATACTTAAAAGATATTGATGTTCCTGGTGATAAACTCACTTATGGAGATTTAACTTTGAAATTTTTGGTTGATGAGAATATGGAAAACTATATGGCAATTCATAATTGGTTGACCGGTCTTGGATTTCCAGAAACAACTCAACAATATAATGAGTTAATTTCTATAGTGAATGATACGACACAATCACAAGATCCCAAAAGAGCATTTAGTGATGGAAGTCTTTATATTCTGAATAGTAACTATAACACAACTGCTGTAGTAAAATTCAAGGATTTATTTCCAGTATCATTAAGTTCCCTTGAGTTTGATGCAACTCAAACCGACATTCAGTACTTTACAGCAGACGTATCTTTCAAGTATACTGTATATAACATTCTTGACAATAACAATAAACCCTTATGAACCTTGATGAAATCCAGGAAATGTGGCAAAGAGATTCTGTCATAGATCCTGACAATTTACACGATGAATCTTTAAAAATTCCTCAACTACATTCCAAATATTATACATTATATAATACCATCACTCTTCTCCGTGAAAAGGCACGAGAAACTTACAGTAGAGTTAGATTGGAACGCTATAACTACTACACAGGAAAGGCAACAGCAGAGGTCTATGCCGAAGAACCATTTCCGTATAAGGTAAGAGAAAAGGACGCCATACAGAGGCATATGGACGCCGATGAGAGACTGTCTAAGATTGATTTGAAGATTAGATATTATGATGTTATGCTTAAGTTTCTGGAAGAAGTGATTAAGATGATTTCTCAAAGAAACTACCAAATCAGGAATAGTATTGAGTGGCACAAGTTCACGGCAGGGTATAATTGACCGAATAAATACTCATAACTGATACGTTATGAATGTCTCATTTGGTAATATCTAAGAAGAATGAGGTTTATCTGCAAATACAAGCAGAACCTCATATCTACTATGAATTGAAAGACACTTTTCAATTTGAAGTTCCAAACGCAAAATTTTCCCCCGCTTATAAGAATAAGTGGTGGGATGGGTTTATATATTTGTTCAATGTAGATACGAAAGAAATCTACATTGGTCTTTTAGATCGTGTAATTCAATTCTGCAAAGATCACAATTACACTTATGAATTTACAAATAATAAGTTTTATGGTCTTCCTTTTGAGATAAATGAGAACATCTCAAAGGAAGGTGTAAAGGACTATATGACAGCAATTAGTAGGCACCCTCCACGCGATTATCAAATTGAGGGAGTATACGACGCTTTAAGACATAATCGTAAATTATTGATATCACCAACTGCTTCTGGAAAGTCGTTGATGATATATTCTCTTGTGAGATATTACGTTGAGAAGCAACAAAATATTCTTGTAGTTGTTCCAACGACTTCCCTTGTAGAACAAATGTATAAAGATTTTGCAGATTATGGATGGGATGTTGGTTCATTCTGCCACAAAATCTATGCGGGAAAAGAAAGAGAAACCGATTCGCAAGTCATTATCACTACCTGGCAGTCTATCTACAAACTTCCGAAACAATACTTTTCTAGATTTAATGTTGTTATTGGAGATGAAGCACACCAGTTTAAATCCAAGTCATTAATATCTATAATGACTAAACTTTGTGATGCCAAATACCGTTTTGGATTCACCGGAACACTTGATGGGTCTCAAACTCACAAGTGGGTTCTGGAAGGATTGTTTGGACCTTCATATAAGATTATTAAGACAGATGAACTGATGCAGAAGGGTCATCTTGCTAAATTAGATATTAAAGTTTTACTCCTAAAGCATCCTCCACATAGGTTTGAAATATTTGAGGATGAGGTTCAATATATTATTAATCACCAAAAGAGAAATAACTTTATAAAGAATCTTACTCTCGATTTGAAAGGCAATAGTCTTGTTCTTTTTGCAAGAGTTGAAGGGCACGGGCAACCACTTTACGAACTCATAAATAATAGCAAAACTGACGATAGACACGTATTCTTTATACACGGTGGGGTCGCTACCGAAGAACGTGAATTAGTTAGAGAAATTACTGAAAGAGAGAATAATGCAATTATCGTTGCTTCCTACGGCACTTTTTCTACTGGTGTCAATATCAGAAATCTTCATAATGTTATATTTGCTTCGCCTAGTAAATCAAGAATACGAAATCTCCAATCAATCGGAAGAGTCCTACGAAAAGGAGAAAATAAAGTAAAGGCAACTTTATATGATATTGCTGATGATATCAGTTATAAGTCAAAGAAAAATTATACACTCAATCATTTAATTGAACGAATTAAGATTTATAATGAAGAGAACTTTAATTACGATATTGTAAACATACCACTTAAAGATTAATATGGGAGAAGAGTTTTATTGTATTCTAAAGTTAGTATCAAGTGAAGAAATTCTATCACTTATTATGATAGATGAGAATGATGGTGATCCAATTATTATTCTACAAAATCCTATAATTATAAAACCGGTAACAACCTCTACCGGTGATTCTTATGTGAAAATTAAACCTTGGATAGAGATGTCTACTGATGATATGTTCTTAATTAAACTTGATAAAGTCATCACTATGACTGAAACAAAAGACGTTAAGTTAATTCAGTTATATGAACATTATATAAATGAAGATTCAATAGAGGTCTATAAACCAGAAGGTCAAGTTAAACCCACATCTTCAATGGGTTATGTATCTTCGGTAGAGGAAGCAAGAAAGAATTTGGAGAGTATCTTTAAGCTTAATAAAGAAAGCTAGAACTTATCTTCAACGGGGACAAACCTAGTCTACACATATTTTGGATACTTGTCAAGCCCCCTGAATGTGTGCTATAATAATTACAACTTATATTAAAAGTTCGATGCTATGCCCAAAAAGAAATCAGAACATTATGTAAACAATAAAGAGTTGTTAGAGGCTCTGATTGTTTACAGATCTAAAGTAGATAAGGCAGCACAGAAGTATTTTGAGAAGTATGATAAGTATCCTCCTAAGTCTGGTGCTTGGGAAGGAAAACCAAGAATTCCAAATTATCTTGGAGAATGCTTTTTAAAAATCGCCACTCACCTTTCATACAAACCCAATTTTGTGAATTATATGTTCCGTGAGGATATGTGCTCCGATGGAATAGAAAACTGTGTTCAGTACATTTACAATTTCAATCCTGAAAGGTCTCAGAATCCTTTTGCCTATTTCACTCAGATTATTCACTATGCCTTTCTAAGGAGAATTCAGAAAGAAAAGAAGCAATTGGAAATAAAGACAAAAATTATTGAACGAACCGGTTATGATGAGGTTATGACAATTGACGACGGCTTGCTTTCTGGGAACAATTCAGAGTATAATAGTATGAAAGATGCTATTC